ATGAGCAGTAGCTGTAGACGATATGTGTCCTGCTAATACTTTACCAGTAGCGTTAGACGTACTAGCAACATTATTAGATTTGTACATATCAAATCCACGTAATTTACCACTTGATACTAAACCATTTCTCAATGATCCTTGACCTGCGTTGAAGTCAACAGATAGAAGTTTAGAGTCAGCAGCCGAAAGCTCTTCATAGAATGAAGGTGGTGCTAAGAACCATCTTCCTTCTTCAGGGATGCTTTGGTCGTCTAACAATCTAGCCATTCTAGCCATAAGGTCTAGAGGATCAACACCAGTTCCGTCAGAACCTAAAAGGTCTACTGAGTTTGTAGCGTGAGTCATTGTAGCATCAGCAGTTGAACTATCAGAACCGATAACGTGATCAGGTGAACTTGAAGATACACCTGAGAACATTTCTGCGATAACACCTGCATCAAAAGCATCTCTCAATGCGTATGCAGCAGATGAACTTGCAACTTCTTTGAAGTTCACGTGAGACATTGAAGTTTCAATATCATCAACGATGAATTTAAAAGCGTTTGCAATATCAACAGTCAATGTTAGTTCTTGGTCTGTTAATGCTGTTTTAGTTACGTCAGCACCTCTTTCATATTGATAGACAGTGATGACAGGTTCTTTAATGATTCTTACAGTATCTCCGAAAGCGGATATTTCTCCTGCATAATCAGTATTAGTGATTGCTTCTGCAACGGAAGCCTTTCTGAAAAAGTTTAAAACCTTTTTAGAATAGACTTTCGGTAAGAAGAAGGAGTTAGTTTGACCACTTACGGAATTACCAAAGTTACCATTAGTATCAGTTGACTGCTCAAAAAATTGATCAGATTGATTAAATGCCATAATTATTCTCCTAGAATATTATTAACTTTGTTATTAAATAACCCTGCCTTCTTCTACAGCTTTATCGATTTCTTTTTCAAGTCTATCATATTCAGCCATAGGTAAAGCAGCGATTTCCTGTTGTGTCCAAATCTTCGGTTGTTTCTCATCTACTGTTGTTGTCTTGGTAGACACCATATCAGCAGCAGAACTTCTTTCCGATTTGTTTTGGCTTGAGTTTATAGGAGTTATTCCATTTTCCATTTTAAAAAGATCGATAGCTTTACTTGCAAGAGATGCATTATTAGGATTATTATAAATCCAATCTTTTATCTCTTCGGGTTGAGCCTCTGCCCATTGATGAAACTCTTCACTATTACGGAGTTCTGTAAAGTCTGGATGTTTTGCCATCAAGTCTTTTTCAGCTTCTCTTTTTAGTATTTCTGTTTCACGCTCTTGTAAAGCATCTAGACGTTGTTGCAATGCAGCAACTTTATCTTCACTTTGCAAGTGAGCTACAGTTTCAACTACTTCATAAACATCAGGATATTCAGCTTTAAATTGTTCTAACTCTTCAGCAGTTTTTGGAGCTTGATACTCCGGTCTATTTGCTGTAGCTTCAGCTATCAATTCTTGTTCTCTTTGTTTAAACTCCGAGAGCCTTGAATCATAATGTTTTTTTAAGTCATCATATCTTTTTTTGTAATTTGGTTGGCTATAAACTTTATCTTCTTCAACAGTTTCAGTTTCTACTGGTGTTGGTTCAGACTTAGTTTCTGGCTTCTCAAAAAACAATCCTTCCGCAGTTTCTCCATGTTTTGGCATTACATCATCTGTATGCCAATCCTTTTTAAGATTGTACGGGTTAGGTGTTGGTTCAACAGATTCTTCCTGTATATTTTCAACTTCTGCCATTTTCTTTCTCCTTTTAGGGCTTGTGCTTACCTCAAGGTAGCCTATTCTAAAAACGTCTTTTTAATTAGGGGCTTGATCTAACAAGGTAGCTAAAGGTTATAAATTTAGTAGGGGTTACTGACGTAAGTAGCCTACCGAGTTTAGCTTCTAACGTGTCTTTGATAAGGGTCGAGCATCATGTTTTCTTTAACAGTTTTACTGACAGTATCTTCGTCTTGCATTGGCATTACTGAAGCACTGTCAAGTGTTGTTTTAGTCACATTAATGTTTTGTTGTATTGGTTCTTGTGGAGCAACCATTACTTCTTCCTCCCTTGCCATTGGACTACCGCCATTAGCTAGTTGTTGTCTTTCATCTACAGCAGCTTCTGCATCTTTCATCATACGCATTAAATTATCTGCTCCGATTTCTTCAGTTGCTTTTGCAGTAAAGACAAATTCCCCATCCGATAACCTTGCAGGTATCGAATCGGACTTACCTGTTCCCGGACCTTCTACAGTTCCAGAACCAGTAAATTCTGTTGCACTCTCGACTACTTGATCGAATATCTCACTTAGTCTGTCATCTTTTTCGAGAGCATCTATTAAATAATTTCTATCTTGATTAGACAATGTTTCTTCTATAACATAATCTACATAATCCTCTTCCATTTGTTCATCAGGTATCATAGGCATTTCTTCTTCTGTGCCTAGCATCATTTCCATTTGATTTTTTACATCTCCACCTTTTTGAAATACACCTCTACCTTTTAATATATCAGCTTGTGTAACTTTACCATCTCCTGTTAAATCTGGAAATCCTCCCTCTTTCATGGGCATTCTTCCTGTCCTAGCTCCTAATGGATTAGCTGCTTCTGCCAGTTCTCTTCTTCGTTGTTTAATAGCTTTATTAAAATAAGAAGTGTTATATTCACTATCTTCAAGTAATCGATTACCTACATTTACTTTTTCTTTAATTTCTTCTTGAATAAATTTATCTCTATTTTTTGTAAGTGCAACATCTTCCATACTAAGCTTTGCCATCTTATCAACAAAAGCGGGTATACTATCTTCAAAAGTTTGTGCCATTATATTTCTTCCTGTCTTTTTAAGGCTTCGTCAACCTTACTCTCCAACTGCTCTAGGTGTGCCAGAAAATTCAGCTTCCCCTGACTGCGGAACATTTCCAACTCCGATGTTGCCACCGCCAGTACCTGTAACTCCAAGGTCTTGAGGTGATTGAGGTACTCCACCAAGACCGCCCATTCCTTCTTGTTCTTGACCAGAGGTGCTAACTTCCGAGCCTGATTCTTGTCCAACATTATTTTGCATTCCTATTATTTGTGCCATGATAGCAGCCTCTTCTGGATCGTTAAGTATTTCATCTGGATCAAGATCAAGACTGTAGGCAAGTTCACTAATTAATTTAGACATCTTAACAAATGGTGCAATAGCAGGATTCTGTGCAGTTTGTAAGAATGTAGTCAATCTTTGTGATCTTACTTCTTTCTGCATTAAACTATTTGTACCAGTAGCATTTACTTCTAAATCACCTACAACTCCAAGCTTATCTTCTAAGAACTGCATATTCCATTGGAAGTATGCTTCTCCTAAAGGTTTAAGTAAGAAGTCATCTAAGTTCTTAATAACAGTTTTGATATTAAGACTTGCTGCACCTAATAACATAGACATTCCTGATGCAGTTCTAGTCATACTTTGTACTCCGGTTTGACCATGTGAGTAACTAGGTATACCTGTCTGTTCATCAGCAAGCTGTCTAAACTTGTCAAACATCATCATATTTTCAGTTGATGTGTTTGGAAACTTAACTCCGTGTATCGCCTGACCGGGCATTCCGGCTTGTCTTCGGAATATTTTGCCCGGATACACTTCAAAGCTTTGTCCTCCGACTAAAGCAGATTCATCTATATCAAACACTAGAGAACCTGACAAGGCTAAATTGTCAATCGCCATTCTTGCATGACCATTCATAATCTGTTGTGAGTTATGCATATTTTCTGCTACACCTACACCAAAAAAACTATAAGGGTTCTTTTCATATGGGAAAGCATGATAAGGTATTCTATACGGTGTAAATGGATTAACTACTGCTCGTAGTATTTTTCCATTACTAACCCAAATATTAGCTTGTAATTCGTCAAGATCATCTATTTCATCTGATAGCTCAACTCCTACATTACGTAAGTAAGCTGCATCCATTACACCCCAATATTCTAATACTTCATATTGTGGTAATGCATATTCATCTATATCTTCATCTCTAATTTGATCTTCATAACTACGTTTTTCATAGTTACCACCCATCATTAGACACTCACGAATAGCATCTTTATCAAAGTAAGGCATTTTACTTAATGCTCTAAATTGACTTCTATTTAATCTGTGTCTGTGAATTACATACTCACATTCTTCAATAGTTGTAGCTGCGGGGTCTGGAAAGAAATCCCATAAACTTACAAATTCTATTCTTGGTACTCGAACCTCTAAAGGATTATAAGTTCGACTACCTTCTTCATCTTCATCCCATTTATGTACAGTTTTATTAAAATTAAATGGTCCTTTAATAATTCCTGTACCTAACATAGCAGATTCAAATAATGCACTACGTAATTCAGAAGCTCCATTAGATTCTTCAATTTGATCATGGATTAATTTTTCCATACGTCTTGCAGCTTTTTGTGCAGGACTTATTTCTAAATCTTGTGGATTAGCACTTGGTCCGGGAACGTAGTTACCTTCTTCTTTAGCTAATTCTTCTAAAAACCTTTCTTGAAATTTACCATCTGAAAAAGTAGCACCGGGTTTTAAAACCTTCCCATCACCTTCATAACCCACATCATATGGGCTTTCAACTTCTGCAGGAGTTGTTTCAGCTTGGCTTGTTTCAATACCCGGCACTGGATTCTGTGTATCTAAATGTGCCATAGATGATTCACCTTCTGGCATTTTAGTTTCAGAAATTCCTATTGGAAACTTTCCTGTTCCAAATATAACGTCAATCAATTGACCGAATGCTGCAAGTACTTTTGTTTTTGTTACTTTAACAAATACTCTAGACTTTTCAGATTCTCTAAATTTAATTCTTTTTCCGTATATTCCTCTAAAATTCTGATAGCCTGTAATCCATCTATCTTCGTGTGAGCTTCGTGCATCTTCTGCTGCTTGAAACCTACTCTTAATAAGTCCTGCTAAGTTTAGCTTTTGATCTTCTTCTAAAGATAATTCTAAACCTTCTTCACCTTCTACTTCTTCAAAATAGACTGCGTTAGCATCAAGTAGCCCTGCCGGTTGTAGAGGTTTGTTATCTTCTTCTGCCATACTTAATATCCAAATGTTTCATCAACAGGTTTATAAACTGAATCTCTATGATATTGACGAAGATTATCCATTGGATTATTTATTCTAGGTCTACTCATAATAAGATAACGCAACGCATCATACGCATGATCCGCAGCGTGTGTGTCTACATCTTCAGGATTACGTTTATCTAAAGGTATACTTTGTAATTCTTTTATTAAGTTAGGACAAGTATTAAATATTTGTAACTTAGGTCTTCCGCTTGGTTGTACTTTTAAATATTCGTGAATCTGAATTTTACCTTGTATTCTATTTTTATCTGCTCGTCTAAGCTTGTGTCCTTGCCTAACAAGCGACTCTCCTACTGTTGGTCCAGTTGTACCAGTTCTTGCCCATGCAGCAGTATCTAATACACCAGAAACAGAAAAAGGGTCTTCCATCTCCATTTCTGTTATTATAGCACCTAAATCTTCACCTGTCAAGCCTTTTCGATACAATTCACGATAGATAATAAGTGTTCCATCTGTTCTATCTACAGCACCCCAAATACATGCACTTTCAGAAGCGTATCCATAGTCAATGCCTTTTACTCGTTCCCAAGTTATAGGAATCTGAAAAGGTGTTACAATATGCATATCTGAATCAAATTCTACAAAAGCTGCTCCTTCATTAATATCCCAATTACCTTCTAGTAGTTGTCTCCTTTGAACAGGAGGTAATGACATAAGCATTTGCTCATAGACTCCATCTTCTGATAAGTATGGGTTATCAGTTAATCGTGCAGGAATAAACTTACGTGTTAAACCATCACCACCTAAGAATGATTCATTAGGAGTATATGCATCTACATATCTTTTCTTGACCCACGAAGCTCCGATACCACCGGGGTTAGCAGTGCAGCGTAAGTAAGTTTTAATTTCAGGGTCAGTTGTTCTAAGACGTGAGGCTAAATAGTTCCAACCAAATTCTGTAGGTAAGTGAGTTATTTCATCAAAGCCAATCCATGAGTAGGCTTGTCCTTGGTAACGATATACATCTGCATCTCTTTCTAAGAAACCAAACTCTATCTTTGCTCCACTTGGAAAGTTCCACACTTTTTCAACTTCCCTAAATTTACATCCGGGAAATGCTTGTGGGTATAATTCTCTGGATTTGTCTATGAGTTCTCGTAACTCTGGCATAGACCTTCTAAGTATTAAGGCTCGATGTGCTTTGCGATGTGCATACCTTAATGGGTCAACTAACATAGCGTATGATTTACCACCACCGGCAGCACCACCATACAATACATCTTTTTCGTCTGCAGCTAAGAACTCTGTCTGTGGTCCTTCATTAGGATGAAATACTACATGACTGCCTGAATCTATTTCAGCTTGTAAAGCTTTTGGAAGTACGGTAAGTTCTTTTGGAGTAACTACCTTCCCCTGCTCGGTTTTCTTATCGCTTTCGAGTTTGCTGAGTAATTCAGTCGTTTGTTTAAGATTATGTCTCTTTGATTTAAGTTTGTTTTCAATCTTTTCGATTGCTTTCTTTTTTTTGGAGACAGCCCGTCTTGCTGCCATTTTAGCTTTTTGTTCATCTGAGTATCTATAGTTTGACTTTGTACCTTGAGGACGACCTCCTTTTTTACGAGGAGTACCATCCTTCTTTAGTATAAAGTTACCCTCAGAATCTGTCAAGTAAAGATGGGGATTTTGTTCCCAATCTTTCAAGTCGTTGTTCTCGTTTTCCATACTTCTTATCTATATGTTTTTTTAATCCTGCTGCTGTAATACTACGTTTAGTTTTAAACTCTATCCAATCACATGCATCTCTTAAAGTAATGGATTCACTAGCGACTAAATCTTCTGCAATTTCCAAAGCTTCTAGTTGATCTGATATAGGTTTTAAATAACCTTCAACCTCACTAACTTCATATCCAAAAGGAATCGTTGAAGTTTTCCTTTTAATATATCCTTCTTTCATAATTGATTGTGTTGCCTACGGGCTAATTTATTTTCCCAATCTTCAATAGCTTTTGCAATACTTTCTTCTGCTAATACAGAACAATGTAATTTAATAGCCGGTAGTTCTAAAGCCTTGGCAATATCTTTATCTTTAATTTGTTTTGCTTCTTGTATTGTTTTACCTTTTAACATATCTACAAATAATGTAGATGAAGCAATAGCACTACCACATCCGTAAGTTTTAAACTTAACATCTTCTATGGTATTACCATCAAGTTTAAGTTGTAATCTCATAACATCACCACATGCAGGAGCACCAGTCATACCTGTAGCTACATTAGGGTCATTAGGTTCAAATCTACCTACTGCATGTTTTTCAGGTTCATTAAGAACACTTTCAAATCTATCTACTACTTTCTGTGAGTATGCCATTACTTTTTAAATATTCTATCCCAATTACTATCAAATTGTTCTTTCGATACAGATATTTTTTTTGGTCTTGAACCTTTACCTATACGTCCACCATTCTTTTTACTTGTCATAAGAACTGGTTTTTCATTGCTTCCTAACTGTGGCATTACTTTAATTATTATTTTCGAGTTGGTTTGATGCTTTGTTCATAACTTTATAATTTCTATACACTATGTAGGTTAATGTTGCATTAGCTCCTACCATCATATCACTATCAAGATTATTACCAACTAAAGTTGCACCAAATGCTTTAAATAAAATTAATTTATCTAATGAAGGATTTTTTCCTAATAATGGATTACCTTCAATTATATTTGGGTTTTTTAATGCTCTATAAGTTGTGTAGACATCTAAAGCGTTTAATCCCCAATATATTACATACTGTTGTTTTGTTGGTGGTTCTTCATATTCTATAAATTGTAAAAATCTTTTAGGTGATTCTTCTATTTGAACAGTAATATTTTCATCAAGACTAGGTATAGCTAAATTTAATGTAGCTATTAATATAGCTACCACTTTACTTTATCAGCCCACCATGCTGCTGACATTTTTCCACGTTTAATATTTTTAGCGTGTCTAGCTTTAAAAGATTTACGTTTAGCTTTCATACGAGCAGATTCTCCTGCCTTTGGTTTACCTGCAGTTCCTTTTAGTGTACCTACTTTTTTACCTTGTTGTCCAAAACGAATTGTTTTTATTTTGTCTCCTTCCTTGGCAACTACAACATGAGATTTCGTAGGATGATTAGGAGTACGTTTAGGTTTATTAAAACCACTTACTCCTGCTCTTGCTAATCGTGGGTCTTTCTTTTTAGCCATTATTGCTTATGCTGTCTTAACTGTTGTTGTTTAATCCATTCCTTGTATTGTTTTTTATTTTTAGGAATGTATTGGTTCTGTTGTTTCATAATATTAAAATGGGTGTTTACCAATATTTTTAATATTATCTTTAATTTTGTTATATGTTTCAGGCTTATATTTTTTTAACCCTACACCGATAACAGCTAGTACTACAACTATAAAAATTAATATATCCATATTTATCTCCTCTTTTTTTTAGTTTTTCTGTGTAAGCCATGTTGAGCGTGTTGCTTACCTTTCTTAGTAGCTTCACGCTTCTTTTTATTAGCAGCAGCTAACTTACGTCTTCCGGCTGCAGTTGATTTAAGTTTTCTAATCTTAGCAGCAGGAGCATAAACCTCACCAGTCTCCGAAGACTTCTTACCACTTGGAGTTCTCCATTTTTGTTTAGTCCATTTTTTTAAAGACTTCTGAGATTTTTTAAGT